GTCTTTAGCCAGACTTTTTTAAAACACGGCCTTGCCTTGTGTATTCTGTCTGCCATGTCCGTTGAGATGTTTTTAGTCTTGCCCTTTTGGATGTCATAAAGAGCCTGTGGTCTGTCAAGCCCAATTTCTCTCGAAAGCTGCGATGCCGAAATCTCGCAATAGTCGAGAATGGCATCTATACGTTCTGCTGCTGTCATATTGTTAAAAATTTAAAAGGCACAGATATTTTCTGTGATTTACAGTAAGAAATACAGAAATATTCAGTACCTTTGCATTACACATATTAATTTATCAATGCAAAGGTAATAAAAGATAAACACATGACAAATACAAATCAAGAAAAAAGGCAGAAAATGACCCTACAGGACTATTACAAGAGGCTGCCTAATGCCTCTTTCCCCAAGTCTGAGTTTGTTACACAGGTGCAGCTTGCTTGCGGAGTGACGATGTCAACGGTGAGAAATTGGATTACAGGCAGGTCGAAACCTTGCCTTGAAAGCCATGTTGAGAAAATATCCCTGCTTACAGGCATTGCCAAAGAAGATTTATGGAAGGATTAGAATTTTATATCTACGGCAGTGATTTGTGGTGCAAGTATGCAGACGGAAGAAACGAACTCGTAACTGAAAAGTCCGACATTATACAGCCCATGATTAAAGTTATCAGAGAACAATACCCTGCCGCTTACCATGCGTTATCTAAAGAATACGGCAAGAGTTCGGCGAATGTGCCATATTATCAGTATTTGATTGTGCGCAGGTTCTGTAAGTGTAACTTTGGCAATCTTGATGACACGAAAGCGGATGTTGGAAAAAGCGAACCTTTTTGCTTCGAGAAAGTTCCTTGTCCTCTTAGAGGAGAATGCAAATATGATGGAGTGATATGTTCCCCAAAATTCAATTCCAGCCTGTCTGAGCAAGAGCTAATGGTAATGGAGCTTATTTACAACGGTGCGACGAATGACGATGTCGGAGAAAAGCTCTACATCTCCCCTCATACAGTGAAGAACCATATCAAGTCTGTGTATCGCAAACTTGGAATACACGAAAAGAGTGAGTTCATCAGATATGCGAATAAGAATAATTTGTTTAATATTTAATTTATAGAAAAAAATGAGTTTGATAAAAAAGAGCAATGAAATCGCTATCCAGCGAAATGTAAAAATCATGATTTACGGACAGGCAGGTATGGGTAAGACCACGCTCGCCCTCTCAACGCCTAAGCCGCTGTTACTTGACTTTGACAACGGTGTCAAGCGTGTGAATGGCGCCCATTTGGATGACACAGTTGGTATAGCGCAGATTACAAGCTGGGCTGAAATCGTGCAGCTGCTGACCAATGACATTGCAGCCATAGCACCTTATGAGACTATCGTAGTTGACACAATAGGCAAGATGATGGATTTCATCATCGCATACAGATGTGGAGGGAGACAGCCAAGAGTGCAGGACTGGGGAGCTATCAACCAAGATTTCAAGTGGTTTGTTAGTACGCTGGGTATGCAGAACAAGCACGTTGTTTTTGTCGCTCACAGGGACACGAGAAAAGACGGAGATGATACAGTGTTCGTACCTGCATTGAGAGAGAAATCGTACAACAGTATTGTAACAGAACTTGACCTACTTGGATATGTTGAGATGAAGAACGAGAATGGTGTGCAGAAGAGAACAATCACTTTTGACCCGACAAGCAGGAATGATGGAAAGAACACCTGCAATCTGCCCGGACAGATGATAATCCCTAATATTCTTGACGTTAACGGACAACCCACAGCCAAGAACGACTTTATCGGCAAACAGATAATTTCTCGCTATCAAGATATGATAGCCATAAAGGAGAACGCAATCAAGGATTATAACAAGGCACTTGAGGAAATCGAGGAAGCCATTGAGTTGATTACAGACGCACAGTCTGCGAACAATTTTATTGAAAACATTGGAGAATACAAGGAACATGGCAGTTCTATTATTCTCAAGGCTCGTGCCTTGTTTGCAGATAAGATAAAGTCGTTGAACCTCACGTACAACAAGACCGACAAAGTGTATGAAGACCCCGCAGATTAGTTATAAACTGTATCCGTCATTGTTAGACGCATACCAAGACTATATAGACAGTGAAAATGTTTGGGAGAGATATTATGGGTGGAGCGACAATCCGCCCTGCTCTCCCGATGAGTTCAGGCAAAAGCAGTATAAAGGCTTGCTTGACAAGATAAACAGAGTGCCGTTTGACAGTAATGCGGCAGACAAAGGTACGGCTTTCAATGAAGTCATAGACTGCATGGTGCTTGGATGCGATTCGAAAAAAATATCCGTAACGAAAATACGAGGAGTCGAAGACAAAGTAGTAGGGCTTGAGGCGACATACAAAGGAAAGACCTTTTATTTTCCACTCGAATTATGCAAAGAGTTTGCTGAATACTACAAAGACGCTGTTACACAGCAGTTTGTTGAAGGCTCGTTACACACCATATTTGGCGATGTCCTTTTATACGGGTACGCTGACTACATAATGCCTTTTTGCACGCACGATTTGAAAACTACAAGTTCATATTCGGTCGGGAAGTACAAGAAGCATTGGCAGCACATTGTTTATCCTTATTGCCTTTACAAGAACGGATGCGATGTACCGATGTTTGAATACAACATAGCAGAAATCGGCAAGTCCTATTACAGGACATACACAGAGACATATTGTTTTGATAAAGAAAGGGACATCCCCATACTGACGGAGTTCTGTGAGGATTTCATCCGCTTTCTTCAAGAAAACAGGAATGTTATTACAGACAAGAAAATCTTTAATTTGGAATAAATGGCAAAGTTACAGATAAATGGGCGCATCCTCGTCAAAGGAGAAACCATTGGAGTCCCTTCCCGAAATGGAAGCACATTCTACAAGCGAGAGCTTGTATTGGATGCCTCGCATTATGACCCTTACACTGGGCAGAAATACGAGAATTTCCCAAAATTCGAGTTTACTGGCAACAAAATCAGCGAACTTGACAAATTCAGTGTCGGGGATATGGTCACTGTCTCATTCTTCTTGTCAGGCAGATGTGTTGAAAAAGACGGAAAGACTAATTTTTACACAAGCGTTGTAGGTTATGCGGTAGAAGTTTTCCTGCCACAACGAAATGTTTCCCAACAGCAAACCTCTGCCGACTTCACGCAGCCTGTCGAGCGAGTTTCGCAACAGTCATATAGTTCTGCCACTTCCATGTCAAACGATGCCACTGATGGCGGCTCAGATGATTTGCCATTCTGATCATGGCTCTTTACAATTTGCGAAATCCCTTTGACCAACTGAAGTTCAAGGAAAAGGCAAATGAATTGTTCAATGCGAAGGCTTACGTTGAGTTGAAGATGAAGACAACGCAGCGAAGCCTTGCGCAGAACAGTTACTTACACCTTCTGCTCGGCTATTTCGCTGCTGAGTTTGGATACACTCTCGAAGAAGTAAAATTCGACATCTTCAAGAAGATGTGCAACAAAGACATCTTCGAGAGGAAGAGAAAGAACAAACGAGGATTTGATGTGAAGTATATCAGGAGCAGCACGGAACTTGACAAGCAGGAAATGACAACGGCTATAGAGAGATTTAGAAATTATAGCAGTGCACAGTGCGGGCTTTATCTGCCAGAACCTAATGAGCATGAAGCCCTTTTCTTCGCACAGCAACAGATTGAAAATTTCAAAGAATATTTATAAAGCAAAAGATTATGTTATCAGATTTAAATGACTATCGTCCAGAGAAGATAGATTTCTGTCTTACGGACGCGCAAAAAGAGACTTTCAAGGATGTACTCACTCTGTTCGATGGCGCAAAGACATCAAAGGAAGCCATTGATGTGATGAAAGAAAAGTTCAACTGCCTCTTCCCTGACGGAGAGGTTGCAATGAGACGGTATGACGAACATGAGATTACCATGATTCGTGAAGAATACTGTGTCAAACAAGAAAATGACGCTCCTGTGCGCAAGCGAGACCTTGAAGAGACGCTTGAACGCATTAAGGCTATGAAGAAGGCAGCAGAGGAAGCGTATAATTCCGTGCTGTTAGAAATCGCAGACCTTGCCGCAAGAGTCAAGAACGGCAAGACAGAGTTCAGACTTCCTGCCACTGAAACTGTGAGAATAGCCCTTAACGGGCATTTCCTTTTTTATTCTTGGGTGGACGGAGCTTTTCAACTGTGTAAGGTTGATAAGATACCAGAATGGGACAGAAATTCATTATGGTCGCAAGAGGACATAAACAGAAAGGCCATGCTTGATGTCTTCGGTATAGAGTTCCCTGAAGTAAAAAAGCCTGTTGATGAGGAAGCCGATGATGCAAACAGTTTGCCGTTTGAAAGTGAGTAACCATGCAGTATCAGCTTAGGCAATATCAAAAGGAAGCGTGTGCTGCGGCATTGAGAGCATTCAACAGCCGCAGCACCTCGAATGGAATATTGATACTTCCGACTGGGGCTGGGAAAAGCCTTGTTATCGCAGACATCGCATCCAAGCTTGATTGTCCTCTTTTGATATTGCAGCCGAGCAAGGAAATATTGGAGCAGAACTTCGCCAAGCTACAGAGTTATGGATGCTGGGATTGTTCTATATATTCCGCATCCGTTGGGCAGAAAGACATCAACAGAATAACCTTTGCCACTATAGGCAGTGTGATGAACCATATTGACAAATTCAGCCATTTCAAGAAAGTCTTGATTGACGAGTGCCACCTCGCCAACAGCAAGGCTGGGCAATACAATGAATTCATATACTCCGAAAAGAGGCAGGTCGTTGGTCTGACCGCAACGCCGTACAGGTTAGGACGAGGTTTGTATGGAACATCCATGCTGAAATTCCTCACAAGGACGAGACCACGAATTTTCTCAGAAGTGTTGTATTACTGTCAAATTTCAGAATTGTTGGCGAAAGGGTATCTTTCTAGTCTCAATTACTACGATTGTACTGCCCTTGACATGAACAGAATACAAAGCAATTCCACAGGTGCTGACTATGATGAGAAGTCTTTGAAACTCGAATATGAGAGAAGCGGATTTTATGACAGGCTAACCTCCACCACTTTGCGAGTTTTGAAGCCAAAGTCCGGCATACCTCGCAATGGCGTTCTTGTATTTACACGTTTCATTGACGAAGCTGAAATCCTCGTGAAAAAACTATCAAGTCTCGGAATTAACGCGGCAATCGTAACAGGCGATACGCCAAAGAAAGAGCGTGAGAAGATTTTGGCAGACTTCAAAAGCGGAACGATAAAAGTTGTCTCCAATGTTGGAACTCTTACCACAGGCTTTGATTATCCCGCCTTAGACACTGCGATTATTGCGAGACCCACGAAATCTTTAAGCCTTTGGTATCAAATGGTAGGTAGGATTATCCGTCCTTATAAAGGCAAAGTTGGCTGGATTATCGACCTCGGAGGAACTTACAGGCGTTTCGGGGCAGTCAGTGATTTGAGAATTGACCTTGAAGCTCCTAACAGCCAAAGATGGTGTATAACATCCAAAGGCAAACAGCTCACCAATGTAATGTTTTAAAAATATTTGTTTTTAAGAGGAAATTTCAACCATGCCTTACTACTTATCCAAGCAGAGAAATAAAAAGGCCCACAGCGAAAGCAAAGGACCAAAAACGAAAAGCAAAAGAGTTAAGCCCAACTTGATAAAAAAACTCGATAGGATATTCTCATTGTACATACGTCTTAGGGATGTCATGCCGTCAGGTTACGGCAGGTGTATCTCATGCGGAAAAATAAAACCCTTTGAGGACTTGGACTGCGGACACTTCCATTCTCGCACCCACATGGCAACAAGATATGATGAGGATAATTGCTCCGCAGAGTGCAGGTATTGTAACCGTTTCAGTGCAGACCACCTCATTGGCTACGAAGCCAATCTGAAAAGGAAGATGGGAGAGAACAGATTTAACCTGTTGAATATTAAGGCTCATTCATGTAAACGTTGGTATGACTTTGAACTTGAAGGCATGATAAAGCATTACAAAGAAGAAGTTGCAAAACTCAGTACATTGAAAGGGATAAAGGTAAATTTGTAAAAGTATGATAAAAATGTTAATACTATTTGTTATAAATATATATTTCAATATTTTTGCAAAAGCAACAAAGCTACGGAGTTGCATCCGTAGAAACAATATAGTGGCTCTAACGGTAAGCTCCTATGCAACCTCGCAGCAATGCGTGAGGAACAAGCTGATAGAGCCAATTTTTGAATATGAAAGGCTATATCAAATTGCCGTCTGATTTTCAACATTGGAAATACTACAATAACACAGAAATGGTCAGACTTTTTCTGCACATCATTCTTGTTGCCAAGAGAAGTAGGTGCATAGAAAATGGTATTGTCATAGATAAAGGACAAGCATTGATAAGTCGCAGAAGTATTTGTAGGGAGCTTGGAATAAGCGAAGGAAATTACCGAACATTGATTAAAAAACTTATCCATGATGGTTATTGTAGCATACGAAGCAATAATCATTATTCGTTGATAACCGTGAACAGATATGATAATTATTTAGAGCGACCCACAAACGACCCACAAACGACCCACGCAACAGATTATAAATCAGAGAATTACGGCACTTTGCGACCCACAAACGACCCACAAACGACCCACGCAACAGAGAACGACCCACAAACGACCCACGCAACAGATTATAAATCAGAGAATTACGGCACTTTGCGACCCACAAACGACCCACAAACAGTTTTAAGAAAAGCAAAAGAAGAAATAAAGAAAGAAGAAAATTCCCCCCACACCCCCTATAAAGAAGAAATAAAGAAAGGAGAAAGTCGAAAAGAAAACATCCATATAACATGCGCGCGCGAAAAGCCTGTAAAAACAAAGGCAGAGCTTATTGCCGATATGGAAAGAAGAAAGAAAGTCTTTTATTCTTCGCTTATCCCATATCTGTTAACTTACGGTAAGGAGATGTTGAGAGAATTTTTCGACTACTGGTCTGAACCTAATAAAAGCCAGACCAAGATGAGATTTGAGCAACAGACCACATGGGCTCTCAATTTGAGACTTGCTCGGTGGGCAAATAACAACAATAAATATTCAAAGAGCAATGGAGCATATCAGCAGAACAATGGCAGGGCTGAACGAGAAGCAGCTGTCGAAACAAGAATCAGAGAAATATTATCAGACGACGCATGCGAACCAAGTGAAGCAGAAAGAAGAGCTAATGCCATCATTGAGGCAAGCCTACATCGTAAAGAAATTCGGCAATGATGATAACTCCATAATGAGAGTTTGCAATATTCTAATGAATAGCGTAGTTTTCAGGGGTGTTGATGAATGTTTCTTTGGTGATTATCCCACAATATCCGAAATGAATGCTGCATACCATAAGAGGATGGCAAAAGTTATTCTTATGTCGCAACTCTCGTCCCTAAGCGAATATTGCGGATGCAAGAATAAACTGGATAATGCCCAGCTTGAACAATGCGCCGAGATAATTGGCTTGACATATCCTTATTTGAAAATATCTGAATTGGCTTTGTTCTTCGCTCGTTTCAAAGCCGCCAAGTACGGACATTTCTACGGAGCTGTTGACCCTCTTGTCATAACTACCGCACTACGAACTTTTATCCGTGAGCGCAATGATGCATATTTTGAGATGAATGCTCTAATTCAAGAACAAAAGAATGAGGAGTCAAAGAAGAAGGCCATTTCTTGGGAAGAATATTGCAAAAAAAATGGCATAAAAGGAAGAAAAAGTCCATTGAGCATTCATGCTTGCTGATTTTATCCTGTACAGTTAAATACAGACAAATCGCCGTTAAACAATGTTTCAACCCTTTGATATTCAGAATATTATGATTATCTTTGCATCAGCAAAACAAAATAAATAACTCACTAAATTTAAAGGAGATAAGAAAATGAAAGCCTACAATGTTACGTTATTAACAGTTATTCCTAATTGCAAAAATGGAGGGTTTGAAGAACAAATAGCCTTCTTCGCCGATACGCCCGAATTTGCAAAGAAAACAGCCGAATACATCCGTAGAAGAAA